CCTTGATGCAGGCAACCGCACCGCACTGTTTAGCCAGGCGCATCAGAAAGCTGGCGTCTGATTCGTTGGTCTGATCGATATGGTCAATATCCATCTTTGCCATATCCTCACCCATCGCCATTTTTAGCTTATGCCGTCCGGCCACCTCACGGACAATTTCGCCTACGCTGGTTTTGTGCCAGGACTTTTCACGCTTCGTGTTCAGCGTCTGCCTGAAGTCCGCGCTGCGCGCACGCAGCGTCAGGCGGTCCGGCGTGCCGCTGTGCTCGATTTCGTCAACGGTATAGCTGCCTTTTGCGAAAAGCGGCGCATCCTGGCAGCCCAGCGACAGGGAAAGCACGACACCACGGCGCGGCAGCTGCAGCTGGCCGTCCGCGTCGTCCAGCTCGATGTCCAGCTGGTCCGCCTCAAAGCCCCGGTTATCGGTGAGCGTCAGGCTCAGCAGGCGCTTTTCCAGCTTCTGCGTGATGTCTGCCCCGTCCATCGTCAGGCGGAACGCAGGGGAATTCTGCTGGCCGTTAATCCACGGGGTTGTCATCATGAGAATAACCCTCCCGCTGCGGCGCTGACCTTACCGGCGGCGGTAACTGCTGCGCCCTGCATGGCAGACAGCTGATCGCTGAGGCTGCCGAACATTTCCCCCAGCGATTCATCGGTGCGTTTCAGCGTCAGCGTGAATTCAATGCGGCGGCACACGCCACTGCTGAAGAACTCCGCTTTGGTCTGACTCAGGCTTTCAATCACGAACATGCCGTAAATTGTCCCGCTGCCCTCAATAAGCGGCCACGCGCGGCCCAGCTCTGCAATCTGCTCCAGCGCAAACAGCGACAGCCTGCCGCCGGTAATCTCCGGCAGCAGCACGCCGGAAAGCGTCAGCGTGTCGTTGTCCGGGCCTAAGAACTGCAGCGAAGGCCGCAGGCCGACCCGGCTGTTTGACGGGAAGCGCCAGCTGCGCTGATACTGCAGCTCCTGATAGGGCACCGTCTTCAGCATGAAAACAAATAAGCCCAGCGTCATCATCATTCCTCTAATCCTCCCCTGTCACGGTAGCTGCTGCGCTCGCGCGCCTCAGCCTTCCGCTGCTCTGCCTGAAGCCTGCGCATCACTTCATCAACCAGATCCTGCTGACTCTGCGCCGGCTGCTGCACGATGGTGAACGAGGCGTTAATCTGCGGCGCTGTGTTTGCCGCTGTGCCGCTCATGCGTGGCGCATCCTGCCGGTATGCCTGCGCGGGCAGACTCAGCGGATGCAGCGGTGCAGCTGTGGCAGGTGCCGCCGCACCGCCCAGCGTCAGCGCCGCCAGTGCCGCCAGCCCTGCGGTGCGCCTGCGGCTGGTCACTTTAGCCGGGCCGTTAATCAGTTCGGGGCCGTTCTCACCCACGATACCCATCTGGCCGGAAGGAATATGGCCGCCGGTGTCGTACATGCGCGGGAACCCGCCCGGCGGCAGCACCACTTTTCCGGCGTTGTTGACTGCAGCAGCTGGAACCTGAGCAGGCAACTTCACGCTGGCCGACGCCTTACTAATCAGACCGAATTTATCCAGCAGATCAGTTACCCCTGATTTCAGCGTGTCCAGCGGGTGCATCACCATGCTGAGGCCATCGGCCAGCGCCTGACCAAACTCCTTACCCTTCGCGGCTGCGCTGTCCAGCTCAGCCCCCGTGGACTGCACCGGCGTCAGCAGGTCGCGGAACCAGCCGAACAGCGCCTGCACTTTATCGCCAATCCACTGAAAAACCGGCTTCAGCGGGGCAAACGCCTCACTTACCGGGGCGGCGGCAGCCCTGAACCCCTCAACCACGCCGCCGAGAAATGCTTTAATCGGCTGCCAGTATTTCCAGACAACCAGCGCCACGCCTGCCAGCGCGGCGACCAGCAGCCCGACAGGACTCAGCAGTGCGCCCATGGCCCATGAAATGCCGGTCAGCGCAACGCGAAGCACCGCCACGGGACCGGACGCCAGCCAGCGCAGCACCTGACCCGTACCACTAAGCAGTACCCGACCTGCCGCCACCGGGTTCATCATCATTCCGGCAGCGGCGGACACGCCGCGCATGGCTCCCCTGAACAGGTGCAGTGGCGCACCTGCCACCGCCTTAAGTGCATTACCCGCCATGCCTGCGCTGGCGCGGAGTGAAGCAAGCGGCCCGGCCAGCAGGCTGACGCGCCCGCCCGCGTCGCCCATTCCCCGCCGCAGCAGGCTCAGAGGGGCGCTTCCCAGCCAGCCGAGCATACTGCCTGCCCGTGATGCTGCTGAAGCAAGCCCCGGCAGCGCCTTAAGCCCCAGCACGTTGCAGCTCAGGCGCAGCAGCGCCAGCGGTCCCAGCACCGCAGCCAGGCCGATCATAAGCGTACCCAGCGCAATCACCACCACCGATACAACCGCCGCGGCCTTCACGATCGTGCCCGCCAGTTCCTTGTTGTTTTCCACCCAGCGACGGGTCACACCGGTGACTTTCTTCACCATATCCATAATGTCCATCAGCGGCGTGCGCAGCGAATCGCCCAGGCCGCTCATGGTGTTGGATACGCCGGTTTTAGTCAGCATCCACTGTGCGGAAAGAGAGTCCTTATTGATGTCAGATTCCTTCTGCATCGAACCCTTTGCAGCATCCCCCTGCGTCAGTGCCAGCTGGCGGCGCAGTTCCGGCATGTTATTGACAAGTTTTGCCGCTGCAGGGCCGAACTCCTTGCCAAAGAGCATCGTCAGCGCGGGCACTCTCTTGCTGTCCGGCAGTTTTTTAACCTTTTCCAGCACGCGCATGATGGTGCTCATCGCGTCCGTGGTCATCTGCTTTTCAATCTTTGCCGGGTCCAGCTTCAGCAGGTCCATGCCGTCCATAAACCGGTTACTCTGCATCGTGGCTATGGACAGTTCGCGCACCATGGCATTAGCGGAACTGGCCGCAATCTCAGAGGTGGCACCCAGCGTCAGGAACGTTGACCCCAGCGCCGCCACCTGACGGAAGTTCATCCTGTCGGCCACGCCGCCCATGCGCTGCATAACATCAATGATGTCAGCACCCTTGGACATGGCGTTGTCGTCCAGGTAGTTCAGCGCGTCGCCCAGCTGCTCGATGTTGCGCGTGGGAATTTTGTACAGCTGCGCAATCTTGCCCAGCCCTTCGGCCAGCTCACTGGCGGGCAGCTCAAACGCGGTTGACGCCTTAGCCGCCGTGGTGGCGAACGCCAGCAGGTCGCGCTTCTGGTCCTCGTAGGAGTCGTTCTGGTTGGTCACGCCCATGCGTGCGCCGCCCTCAACCAGCGCGGCGTAGTCAATCGCGCCGTTTTCCATCGGCAACTGCTCACTGGCGGCCTTGATGGCGGCCTGCATGTCATAGAACTGCTTAGTGCGGTTTCCGTCGTTATCGCGCAGCCCGTTAACCTGCTTTGCCACGCCCTTCATGGCGTCTTCCATTGCTGCTGATGCATGCACGGCGGCAGCAACAGGCGCAACCATCGCCAGCCCGGCGGCAGACGTTGCCGCACCGGCACCGGCCACGCGGTCGCGTACCTCAAGCGAACGGGAATAGCGCTCACGCACCGCGCTCAGTTTTGCCTGACGTTCTCCCAGCTTTTTAAGCGACTGCTGCTGCCGGTCAATGGCGGCGCGCGCCTCGTCCGACTGACTTTTAAGCTCGCGCTGTGCCTGGCTCAGTTTTTTTGTATCAATACCGGCAGCACCCAGCGCCTCACGCTGACGCTGCACCGACAGGCGCAGCCCGTTGTAGGTCTGCTGCAGCTGGCTGGCGCGGTTTTTCGCCTGCTCCAGCACGCGGGCCTGCGCGGCGGTTGGCCTGTTAGTTTCCGTAAACTGTACGGCCAGCCGCGCCGCTTCTTCGCGGGCGGCCTTCAGGTTATTCGCGGTGATGGCAAGCTGTGAGCGGGTCTTGCGGAAGCCGTCGATACGCCCGGCCTGTGCGTCCAGCTCTTTGAGGGTGTTGCGGGTGTCGCGCAGCGAGCCAGCCAGCTCACGGGTGCTGTCGCGGGCGCTGCGGAAGGGGCGCGTCAGCTTATCGACCGCACCCAGCACGACCTGCAGACGCAGATTTTTATCACTCATCGCTGGCCCCGTGTCGCAGGATTGCTTTGTGCCGCCACTCCAGCACCTCGGTCAGCGTCATGGATTCGGTAACGGAGGGCGGCCAGTGAAAGACGGTGGCGATGTCCGCCACCAGATCGTCAACCGTCAGGCCGTCGGTAAATCTGACAGGACCGACTTCTTCAGCAAAAAAGTGACCACCTCGACCGACAGGCTCACCAGATCGGCGGGGTCCATTTCGTTGATTTCCTGTGCGGTTAGCGCCGGGCTGGTTACGCGCGGCAGCACAACCATCATGGCGTTCACGTCCATATCCATCAGCGCCTGCAGGCGGGTGCCGCGCAGCGCACCGGACTGCGGCTTGCGCACGGTGACGGAGGTGATTTCGGTTTTGCCGCGCAGGATCGGGGTGTCCAGCTCAACGGCTTTTTCATTTGGAGCGGTTTTATCAGTCATGATGCGATTCCGTTAAAAAGAGAGTTAAGCGGCAGGCGCGCGGCCTGCCGGTGTGATTACAGGCCCAGCGCGTTGCGGTGCTTCTCCATCAGGTCGGTGCCGTCCACGATGTGGATCATGTTTACGATGTCGATTTCATAAACCACCTCGCCGTTGATGGTCAGCTTTGCGTAGCTGTTAGTGGCGGACACTTTGGTGGTGCTGGATTCGCCGGTCTTCCATTCGCCGGAGTCCAGCTCCTTATAGCGTCCGCGCGTGACCAGCTCGACCGCCTGCACTTCGCCGGTGTCGTCGCGCTGGATGGAGCCGGTGAAGCGCAGCTGAATGCCGTCCACGGTTTCGGTGCCAAGCTGCTTAAACAGCAGTGCTTCGGTGCCGCCGATGGTGAATTCCGTATCCAGCGCGCCGTCGTCCAGGCCCATGTCGATATCCACCGCACCAGCCATGCCGCCGCCGCGATACTTTTCAAACTTGCGGGAGACTTTCGGCAGCGTCACGGACTCCACCAATCCCTGCCAGTTGTTACCTGCGTTGAACACGTTCAGGTGCTTGAGTTTGCGGGGTAATGCCATTTTTCCGTCTCCTTATGCGCTGACGCGGCTGCTGAAATCGACCAG